AGTCCAAAAACATGTCAGAAATTCCCATACGTTCATAGATCAACCTTTCAACCATCTGAGTGAAGGGACCCTGACCGGAGTCACATGCAGCTGCATCAATGACCCCATTGATTGCCACAGCAGGAACAGTCGCCATGGCAGTGTTAATTCGCCCCACAAATTGATCTTCTGACATCCCGTTATCATATACGACATTGGATTTCACCGAATTGAGTAACATATCATTTAAAACTCGAAATGCGATCATAAACTTAACATGCGCCTCTTTAGACCACGCCAAAATTCCTTGTCCGGCCTTTGCCATATCGATCACTGGTTCTTTTGCGGGTTTTTCTATGTCCTTCAATTGAAATCGGTATATCCTCGAATTGACCGTATATTCAACATCCATCTGAGATGAATAGTTCTTAATAACCATATCTGCCAATGCCCTTTCAACAATCTTCTCCAAGTTATTCACATGAAACGTTCCCACAACATTTGGGGACAAACACTCATCCACGAAACTGTTTGCCACCATAGCGGCCACCTTCTTCATCTGAAAGGATGGTAACATCGAGACCTTCCTAAAAAGGTATCTCGCCTGTTGAACCTGAAGTTCTTGCCACCTATTATTTTTAAAGTAGAGCTGAGATGGTCCAACCATGAGGGAACGATACCGCTGAACAGTATTAACTGGATGTCCACGCAAGTTCAATGGAGAAACAATGTCACCGGACACAATACCGGTAACAAACTTGTCACCAATAACATTAGCAGCTGCCTGATTGAAGTACTGTCGGTCAAATTCCATAGATCCATTATTCAAATCAAAATCCCGCATTAATGTAAAGGCATCAAAAACAGGTTGTACCCTTGCCTCCGGATGAGTAACACCCGGTACAAAGGTAGACGCCGGCGCCGTGGCCAACAACCTTGGCACAAATTCAGTCGCATAATCTATGAATCTTTGTGGCAGCTCCTCCACAGTATCAGCACGCACCCCCCGGACAGGTTGCTTCTTTGACTTGCCACCCAATATTCCTTCGAAGGAACCACTAAAAGCTAGCCATTCAGCTATCTTATCATGGTCAACCCCTTCTTCGAAAACATGGGAGCCGCCAATTGACTGCTCACGCGGTTGAGGAATTTCCTCTTCCGCATCCTCAATGACCTCAGCAATTTCGGGTTCTGTAGCTACTACCAATTGCGCCTCTCCAATAACAGGTGTCAATGAAAAACCCCCTTGAGAGGGTAAATGTAACACCAATTCTTGGGAAACAACAGGTTCTGGCACAATAGGAGTAACTTCAAACACGCCATTATTGAGGGTCACAATGGAATCTTGAACAACACTTACAACTGGCTCCGGAGCTGGCGTTGGTCTGACATAAGTAAAGTGTCCACCACCCGACTCATGTTCATAACTCAATGTCACTACCTTGTCAAATGTTCCATGTCGCATTTCAGATATCCCGGTCGCTTTAATAACGGTGAGGACAATAGTCACCTGTAGACCCTTCGAAAACATGACACAGTCGTCCCAAGTGGACATACGATCGGACAAAGCCCAATCGACAAACTGCACATACTCCGAAGATTCCAACATAGTGTCCTTAATGTCGTCACAACTGACCTGAAGACCAAGAGAGATTGCTAGTACCAAACAGTTGTTTTTCCTAGCAACCAGATCAAAGCCTTTGGTTTGATATCGCGCGGCCAACTCATTATTCACCTTCCCAATATCGATAACACGCTTGGGTGCAGGACCAGACGTGTTAATTATATCCTCACCATCTGCACAATAACCTGTGTGCCGCTCAACAAGAACTCTGAATCCCGCGGCAAAATCGGACTCAGGAGTGGCAAATTTGCCCTTTTGAGGAAGCTCCAACCCCAGATATAACCTCAAGTTGTAATCAGGTCGAGCTACCGAATCGGGTGGGTAAACCAAAGATTTGGCCAAAACATGGCCAGCAGAATCAACACCCGGGTCTGTAAAGACTATCAGTTCCAGACGATGTCTAGATATTGCTACAAGATTCAATTGCTCGTTCTTGAGTAGTGGCGCATCAGCAACAGTAAGGGGCAGAGCAACATAATCATGAGTAGAACCCTGGTTAGAACGAACAGTCGTTTTCAACTCAGTCGTTATACCTGCCAAGAGAGCACGGCCAGTAGCCTCCGTATAATGAATAATCTTGTGACGACATTCAGGTTCAGAGATCAACGGTTGAAATTCGGCAAGTGGTCGATTCACAAACCCAGTTTCAACACTCGACACCGGAACCATTCTGGTTCCAAAGAGATGATTGATGACGGAAACATCCTTACGTGGATTGCGGAAGTTGAAAAGCGGAACATGCATAGAGTACTCAGAAGGACGAAGTTTAGTCAAAATTGATATCCCTTCGTTCTCTGACTCTCTAATACCTGTCTGCTGTTCATCACCCACCAAGTAGACTGTTTCGGCACCACAACGGTGCACGAGTACAGCCAACAACCTCCAATCGTAAGCGGTGAATTCGTCTACAAAAATCGTCAATTTCCCAGATTGTTCCAGTGCCTTGTGCTGGGTATGAAAATTCCAACTAACTTCCTTCCCCGCTGGTCCCTGATTCTGATAGTCGCTACGCAACTTCAAAAACGGGGCAACGACCAGATCACGGACAGGATCAGCCAAAGCTCTTATCAGATATGATTTGCCAGTACCAGGACCCCCTTTAATATATTCAATACGGACTGTCTTCTTGAAGGGGGCAATCGGTACCAACTTCCTAACCCTCTTGAGTAACGCACCAAACTCATTCCCTTGCAAATTGGACTCCTGTAGCATGTCATTCCGCAGATCGTCTATTTCCTTTTGGGTCATTTCAAAGGTGTATTCAGATTTAATCTTGTGGTGACATTCGATTACCTGACTTCCAGCATTTCCATTCAGCATTGTACAGACCATACACCTAGTTGGTTTTGCTGAATGCCACTTGTATTGCATTCTCAACGCATGAGCTAGATCGGTGTCGTCCTTAAGTTTGCCCCCATTAGTAAGGAAAATCTCCAATGGAGATGTTAAATCATTAGTGGGCAGTGTACTAGAGGCCTGCAGAATAGGCACACCTTTGTAATCGGTAGCATGTTTTTCAGTGATACCGTTCACATTCAAGGCGTGAATAACACGAACATCCTCTGGCATTTCCATCCATTCTTCCAGGCCGACACCATCTGGCAACGTACACCCGGGGTCCATAAACTGAGAAGTTATCTCAGCATGTTTTTCCCAATTGGACCCAAACTGAGCGGTGAGACTACCAACACTCGTAACATCAAACTGATAAACCTTCTGAGATGGGGTCTTAACAATCTGATCAGCCATCTTCTTCACAAACAACCACGTCCACAAGAAAGAAACGGGTTCGATAGCATTCTGTACCAAACTCGAAATAGCAACCTTGATCTTCTCCTTCCAGTTTAACTCTTTACCTGCCACCTCGTCTATCATCTTTTGACAATGTCCACGTAAAAACATAGTATAGTAATAGACGGCATATGAAAATTCCGGCAGTTGCGACAAGGGAAGTCGCCATTTTGCAACAAGTTCCTTAGTGACCAAGCTAACCCCAGAAATATGAGCACGCACGAAAGAGCAGACATTAACAATCGAAACAGATCGTTCAGCAATCGACATGCCATAAGCAACACACACATCAAACTCATGCTTCATCACCGGAAAGTATGGTAAGGGGTCTGCCATAGCCGCTATTCCTTTACGTTCGTAATTCCTAGCAACTTGGGGCAGATCCAACAAAAGAACATACTCTTCCTCCGGTTTTAAAGCCAAGGTGCGAAACAGAAAACTCCTTTTAGTTACCCGTGTCAACCTAAACATTGCCAGACATCCATAACCCCTCATCAAATTGACTTCCAACGAAAAGGGGTATTTTGGGTGCGAAATAGCAGGCGACTTGAGCAACACTCCCCAACTGTCCTTGAAATGGGCATAACCATTATCGGATATGCCAGACATCATGGACATTCGGCGAGTGCCAGACCAATTCAAATCGTCGCCACCAAACGCTTCTGTGCCAACAGACACATCCCCATCGAACGAACTAGCAACACCAAAGTCTGCACGTGAGCCCTTAATAGGAGAAGCCCGCACTAAGCCATCCACACCTCTCACAACATCCATTTCAACATAGTTGTAATAGTCTGTTTGAGGATATGAATCGCACATGAGTTGAATAGGCAATGCCATATAGCCGACACCATACTGTGCATCTGTTTTATCAAACCAGTCCAACCAGTCCTCCTCCTTAAAATTGTACCCAACATCCTCAAACACAAGCTGTGTATAAACCACATCAGTGCTGAGGCAGTCGGGTTTCGAAAAATGGAAGTGGTCTGGAATCTTGTTTTGCTCCGCAACATCCCGCGCAATATTCATAAATTCCAAGGTCTTCCTGATCGACTCCGTATAAATAGGTCCAGTTTTTGGAGCCCGAACTTTTGTTTTAGATTGTTTCTTCGCCCTATTTGCAACCGCCAATCTTTTTGCCGTCTCAACAATACTATTGAAATCACCGGCAGCAAGCTGTTCATATTCAAAGTTGCTTCCTTCGACCCGTTTCGTTACAACATAACCACCTTCTCGCAGTGCATTCAACAATTCTTTTTCTTGCCGCTCCATATTTGCAACCTTAGTACGCATCGACTCTTTTAAAAATTCGATCGCAATCCGATTAACGTCCTTGGGCTCAGTGGCTGAAAAATGATAATGAATCATAGGATTAGAACTATACCTCTTAACCTCACGAGAAGCAGCACCAACCACGAGAGTCTTGACCGGAGTAGTCGCCACATTATATGCAGAGTCATACTCCTGTCGAACAACCTCACGGAGTGCTGCAAGCACAGCATGATCCCGTGGGGGTTTCCCGCGTGGTTTGTACAGTGGGACATAACCCAATTCTCTCTGCAGAATAGATTTTTCAGTTCCATTCAACATCAGAGTGATCGTGGTTGAAGCCCGCACTTCCATTTGGTAAGATTCAATCATATCAGCACTAGCCACATTTGCCCCTTCACTTGCACGAGCCATCTCTTGCATATGGGCGGCGGAAATTGATGCACCAACAACAAACAAAGACCCATCTGCCACTGCCTCATTTAACTCGGCGATACATCCCTGCAGTGACGTTTTAAGGGATCCATCGACGTGAATCAAACCGAGCCCGCGTAAAACCACAACACGAGCCAGCCGAACCCTAGTAGCACCAACCCCAAACCTAGCCGCAATTGCAGCTACCTCAATGAGGATATTCCTAAGAATAACCGCATCGATGGGACCAGTAAACTGGGAAATGCGTTTTCGGAATGCTGCACTAAGCAAACCCCCAACTTTAATATGACTATTAGCCTTAACGAGATCTTCCACCCACACTACGTAGCAGTTCATGCCATAGGCAATCGCCTCCAACGCAGCATTGGAATAACCGCACACAGCGGCCATGGAATAATCGTCAGACCTGCCATTAAAGAGGGCAACCTCATAAGCAGTAAAGCCAGTCATTATTGAAGATAGATCAGATATCTCTGCCGCTACCTTAGGTGAACCCGCGCTACCGAACTTTTCTTGATTTGTCGGATTGTAGGGCCACTCCCGGGGTCGGTCCAGAATCTGTCCGCTTCTGACTGCAAAGAGGTTGG